GCGGCCGTTGGAATGTATCCGGATGCTTCTTTTAAACCTTTCGTCACATCTTGGTCACCGTCAATCATCCATACTTTAGCAGGAATTCCTTTGATGTAATTTGCGGTTCCTAGTCTGGTCTTACCACCAATTAACCACAAACCTTTACTTGTTTTTAGTATGATAGGCATTTCTATCGGACCACCTTTAGAAAATAGTGCGTTGACCCTTTTCTGTTTGGCAGGTCCAATAGCGCCTTCATGAGAAGTAGGAGCCAAGACTTGCAGTAGTGATTTCTTATCATGGGGGGCATTTCTAATCTCATACGAATGATCAGGCGGCACAACAACTGCTCTACCATTTTGAACTGCGGCAAGCCATGCGGCTTTGTTGGGAAAATGTTTTTGATAATATTTTCTTACTTCGGGCGGTACTTGCTTCATCTTAGATTGTTCTTCAACTTCGTGCCATTCAAAATCAAAGTTGGGCTTAATCCAGTTTATTTGTTTTGCGCTTTCTGCTAACTGTTGTTTTGGAACAATACTTAGCACAGTAGCGTTACGACGACGAGCCCATTCTTTAGCCTCTGCTTCGCTACCAAATTCTTTAGTCCATGCTATACGCTGATCTCTACGATTATACTCATAACCATGTGCTATCACACGTTGTTCTGATTCTAATACATCCTGGGTATCCGACTCTGCCGCAAACAATTCAGGATGTAATTTGCCATACTTACGCATCAGCACTCCAGCTTGTGCGTTAGCTTCATTTTCATATTTGCTACCGTCTTCACCTGCATCCATCGGCATTTGTTCGTGTTGGTTTTGTTTTTGATGTACTAATTCATGCGCCACTGTTCGTAACACATCCATAATATGTCTGCCGCCAATACCAACTTCTAATTCATTAGTACCATCATTGTATCTGCCAAATGTTTTATTACGTACCGACCACTGTGGGTCCTGTCGAATTCTTAAATTAATATCTTTGTCTATGCTTAATTCATCAGCACAAAACTCCATGAAATCTTTGATCATACTTTTATGATCACTTTTTTCTTCATTGGTAAATTGAGCAGTAGTAGGATTTGTTCCATCAGGTGTCATTCCAACTTCTTCAATGTAATCTGTGCCATAGCCATATTTTGTACTATTGCGAACTCGCTCTTTTAAACTTAATTCTTGGTCTTTTGCTGTTTGTCTAGCAGCCTGTAATTTCTTAAGATCACCTGTATTTCTAAGTAACTTAAATGCTAGATTTTCAGGTCCAAATTCGCCCTTTTCAGCTAATCCAACACCTCGTATCTGTCTAATCTTGTCCATAAGTGCATTCATCTGAGACAAATCGTTTGATTTGATAACCTTTTTGATGCGCTTGCTTAAATCTTCATATTTGCTGCGAACACTTATATCATCTATGTCAGCTTGAATCCTGCGAGGAATTTCAATCCAGTCGCCATTTAATACGCTGTAAATTCCTTGGCTATGGTGCTCTTGTGTGGCATCTTGTACATATACTTCAACCGGAATACCTTTGATGGTAATAGTATTTTCTTTATTGTATATAGACTTCTTGGCAGAAAACAACTCTCTATACACATCTTCATGTTCTACGTTAGATAAATCAACAATTAAGTGTAAGTCAATATCGGAATACGGAGTATATGAATAGGCAGCGTTACTACCGGATATAGTTATATCCTTGAGATCTAGATCTTTGACACCTAAAAAGTCACTAAAATCAGAGGCAATTGCCATCAATTGATCACGTATTTCAGGATGTAAATTCTCACGACGATCCCATAGTAATGGATTCAGGCAGTCATGAAACTTTACAGCATCTGCTAAGTTATAGGATTCTAATTGATGGATGTTCATTAATATATTTATCAAAAAGCAAAAACCGTCACGGAATCAACTATGACGGCTTTTTCCTTATAAAACTACTGATTACTTATTTTTTTTGCCTTTGCTTGATGCCACCACTTTTGCCACTGGTTCTTCTGGTGCTGGTGGTGGTGAAGTATCAGCTACTGCAGGAGCAGCTTGAACAACAGACTGTGATTGATTCTGCATAGCTAACGCATGTAAATCTTTATACAACTGATCTTGTGTAGCATAGTCAAACACATAGGTGCCAGTGTGACGCAATAATACACGTTTATCAACCCAAATCTTACCGCCTAAATCACGCCAATTTTCACAGAATGTCCAATCTTCTGAATAGTAACGATTCTCACGAACAGCTGTATCAAAGTATGTTTTCATGTAAACATTCAATTCTGGTGGTAGACCGATATCACTATTGAATGGCTTAACAGCAGGATGAGCGTTCAACTTCTCAAATACATGACGCTTCATTAACAAGAAGCCAGTGCCAGTTTTGGTAACTTCTTGTAGACCATCTGGACCTTCTTCTGCGCCGTCAAATCCGTTGACACACCATTTAACTGGTAACGATTTCATAGGATATAATCCACCGATAACGTCTACGTCACGATTTAACATGACTAGCAAATGCCATGGCTCCCAGCCAATATCAGCATCAATAAACATTAAGTGGGTTGAATCTGGATTTGAGAGAAACTTAGCCGTAAGTGTGTTACGAGCACGAGAAATCAATGATTCATTTGTCATTGTTTCCATAGTCCAATCAATGCCTAACTGTCGTGCTGTGTTAGCCCATTTGATGTAACTCATGAAAGTAGATTCAGTAAGCATACCACCATAGCATGGCATACAGATATGTACTCTTGTTGTTTTTAAGAAGTCAACGTTGACTTGTACTTGACCTGCTTGTGGAGCTTGATCTACTGGAGCAGCCGCAGCGGTTGGTGTTTCAGTAGTAGGTGCCGCTGATGTATCGGCTTGTTGTGTAGTTGTCATAAATTCCTCATTAAATTATGTACAGATATTTACGCTATCGCACATGACTAGTAAAATTTTCTGCCTGTTTTTTCGTCAATATAGTTGGGAACTAAGTCTTCTTTAATTATGCTATAGCTTAAATTTGCGTCTCTTTCGGCAACTAGGGTTGATTCTAGTAATTTTGCCAGTTTCGCTCTGTGTTGTTTGTTTTCATTTCGTACTACGGGCATAGGTTGATCTATTACATCGCCATCAAGACTTGGTTCTTGAACTACGATATCAGCTAATTTTTTAGCTACACCAAGTTTCTTATCAAACAATTCCCTGATAGCATAATCATCCATGCCATACAAATCATGAATAATATATCCACGATCATTATCATTACCATTTGTGTATAAATCACGAATAGTGCTAGAACTATTAACATCTTCATCCATTACTTTAAAATCAACAGTAGGAGTTATCATGACATAGGCATGTTTAACCATTGATTTTAACTTTTTACCACCTTCTGGATAAGGCTGCATATAACTAGCTTCGCCATTTTTCTTGATGCCGAACTTAAATCTAGCAGCATCACCATCCATGTCTTTTTCACTTACAGCAAAAATTAATACTGTGTCATCTGGCTCAGCAACATCTTTAACTATTTCTTGTGCTTGATACGGATTACGCACCTTGACAATATGACTAGCAGGAATGCCTAGTTTGGTCAATACCTGCACTTTATCATCAAAATTGAATGGATTAGTAACTGGCGCAGTAACATCACTAGTGGCCACATATACGTTTTCTTCTCCGAATTTATCAACAAGATAATCGTAGCTAGATTTGTGTCCTAGGTGTCCGGGTTGAAATCTGCCCGGATAAATTACTAAAGTTTTCATTAATAAACCACATTAGCTGAGTTTAATGAACCGGCAGTAAAGTCGGTTACTTTAGCTCGTAGCCATACAAAATTGCCTAGCATGTTAATTGCTTGTGTATCAGTAGTAGCAACATTGGCATTACCATAGGTTTCAACTTCAAACCATAGTGCTTGCTGTGTCCAATCATTTAGTGTTGCTTCAATAGTAACAACTCCCACAAATCCGGTTGATTGAATTATAGCAGTCTGGGCTGAACCCTGACCACCATAATAGTTAGCAGCCGGAATAGCATTACCAATAAAACTGGTACTAGATCCATCATAGTTGCCTGATGGAGTTCCGTATGTAGTGGCTGGTAGTAATGCTTCGTTTGTGAAAGTTGTCATAGTCTATTATTTATACTTAAACTGCTGGTGTTTCACCACCTAACATGATGATACCAGAATTATCTACAGTAGCTACTTGTGCGGTAGGAATAATGGTAAATTCAATCTTATCATCAGTCATAATAGCATTGATAATACAGTTATCTAGGCGCTCAAACAAGATTTTCTTACTAAGTGGCACACGAATAAGTTCATCAATCTTACGATTTAATGGTCGAGCACCCATCTTATTATCATAACCTTTATCAGCCAACATATCAATCACTGCTTCTGTTAAGTTGAGTTTGATGTTCTTGGCAGACAAACTTGTTTGCAACTGCTCAACAAACTTCAATACAATTTTCTTAATAGCTAATGTATCTAGTTTCTTGAATCGGCAAATTTGATCAATACGATTACGCAATTCTGGCTTAAAGAAGTCTTTCATTGCCTTGTCTTCTGATCCTGTCTTTTCAAGTGATTTACCAAAACCAATGTTATTAGATTCGTTATCACGAGCACCAAGATTACTGGTCATAATAATGATACAGTTCTTGAGATTGACAGTTTTACCGTTAGCACCAGTAATACGTGCTTCATCAAGCATTTGTAACATAATGTTAATAACGTCTGGATGAGCTTTTTCAATTTCATCAAACAACAAGATTGAATATGGATTCTTACTGATATCACTAATAAGTTTACCACCACCAATGTTACCATCTTCAAAGCCAACATAACCTGGTGGAGCACCAATTAATGAACTAACCGTATGCTTCTCGCCAAATTCTGACATGTCATACTTTAACAATTTCATATCAAGATGTTGTGACAATAGCTTGGCTAATTCAGTTTTACCTGTGCCAGTTGGTCCTAAGAATAAGAAGCTGGCAATAGGACGATTTTCGTTGCCAATGCCTGAGAAGTTAATGTATACACGTTCAAGTACAGAATCTACTGCGTCATCCTGTCCATACAGCTTTTCTTTAATATTACTTTCAAGTCCAACAATGTTAGTTGACCGCTCATTTTGTAGACGATCCATTGGAACTTCAGTAACACGGCTCAACTGTGCCATGATCATTTCTTTAGTAATAGTAACATTACCTTTGTCTTTGACACGTTCTTTAGCACAAGCACCATCTAACAGGTCAATTGATTTATCTGGGTTCTTGCGATCATGAATGTAACGACCGGATAGATCTACAGCTGCCTTAATCGCATCAGTATCAATCAGTACGTTATGGAATGTTTCAAGTCGTGGCGACAGTCCAATAAGAATCTGTTCTGTAACTTCTGCATTAGGTTCATCAATAGACACACGATGAAAACGGCGCATTAGGGCACGATCTTTTTCAAATGATTCGTAGTATTCTTCCCATGTAGTACTTGCGATTACTTTAAGATAACCCTTGGTAATAGCAGGCTTTAACATATTGGCAAAGTCTAATGATGATTGCGAACTTGCGCCAGCTCCTTTCATTGTATGTGCTTCATCAACAAACAAAATACAATTCTTCTTGGCTTCTAATGCGCCGATAACCTGTTTGAATTTTTCTTCAAACTCACCGCGATACTTACTGCCGGCAAGCAATGAACCTATTTCCAAACTCCATACTTCATGTCCGTTAAGAAATGTAGGTACATTGTTCTTTACAATTTCTTGAGCAAGCCCTTCTGCGATAGCAGTCTTACCAACACCCGGATCACCCACCATTAATACATTAGCTTTAAACTTACGAGCTAATACAGTGATGATTTCGTCTAACTCAGACGAACGACCAATCATTGGTTCTAACTTATCTTCAGTAGCTAATTTAGTTAGATTTACACAGTATTCATTGAGAATTTCATCAGCCTCGGACGATGAAATTTCAGCTTCTTCGTATTTGTAATTGGCATCCCAATAATCTTTGAACTCTTGTTTTTTCACGCCATATTTCATAAGAAAATAATTAGCATGACTGTTGTGTTCACTAGTCATAGCAAGATATAAATCATAGGTAGTCATAGTGCGACGACCTTGAAATAATACTGCTGTCATAGCACGATTAAAACAACGCTCAAGGGCATTAGTTTTGCGTGGGTTAACTTCTTTTTTCTTACTGGCAATACTGACAAGACCGTTAAGATATGAGTCCAATTCTAGATCCATTAGATCCACACTGGTGCCGAATCCTTCCAATGCCTTGCGAAAAGGCTCATGTCGAATTAGCGCCAGCAACACATGTTCAGTAAGAACATAGTCGTGATGTTTGTCTCTTGCTATCTTAATAGACTGATTGACAATAAGTTCAATTTCTTTGTTATTCTGCATAAATTCCTTTTAGTACTGTTAGTATATAGTTGGTTAATGGGAAAGTCAAATAATATGATTATTTGATTTGTGCTGCTTTAATCAAAGTTAGTAATTCTTCGCTGATTGTACTAGGCATTTTAGCTTGTACTCTTATTAACAAATCGCCAGATTTTCCCTGCCGATTACGCAATCCTTTGTCTTTTAATCTCATCAAACTGCCAGGTGGAGTTAATGGAGGAATATTTACAGTATATTGAGTACCTAGTAAATCTGCTACTTCGGCATCACATCCAGCTAGGCAATCCCAGATAGATACTGTATGTTCAGTTACTACAGTTAGTCCACTTCTTTGCCATTTTGGATTAGGATGTATACGATAATTGATGATCAAATCTGTGCCGCCAGGCCCAATGCCAGCATATTGAACATTGTCTCCATCATTAATACCCAGTGGTATTTCAATTTCAATGTTGGAAGTGCCGTGTTGAGTGCCTACGCTTACTGTGCGATTTCCACCCTTTGCTACATCTTGTAATGTAATCCATAAACTCATGCGAGTTTGAGTTTGCCTAGGCTGCTGTCCGGGGCGAGGAGCTCCTTGCCCACCGCCAAACATATTGAAAATGGTATTGAAGTCAAATCCACCTGGTCCAAAGCTAAACTCTACGTTCTGAGCTGGATTATCATATTGAGCACGTTTTTGCTCATCACTCAATATAGCATATGCCGATTGGATATCTTGAAACTTTTTAGTATCACCACCCTTATCCGGATGTGTTGCACTAGCAAGTTTCCTGTATGCTTTTTTGATTTCGTCTTGGGTGGCGTTCCTTGGAACACCAAGTGTTTCGTAAGGATCACTCATATGTAATAGTATATAAGGTAGTCATGGGTCTATTGTATAGTATAACGATATTTATGTCAAGCTTTTGGCACCAAAAATAGATAAATATGTTTATATTCAAGGATATAGTATGTCAGAAATATTGCAATCTGAGAGTGAAACGAAAAAAGAAAACTGGATAAATTCAAAATGGCGTCCTATGATGGGATGGATGTATATGTTTGTATGTACATTTGATTTTGTTTTATTTCCAATCTTATGGAGTGTAATGCAAGCATTAGTTAACGGCAATGTATCAACGCAATGGCAACCCATCACTCTACAAGGAGCTGGTCTATTTCACATCTCAATGGGTGCCATAATGGGAGTTACCGCATTTGGACGTACCCAAGAAAAATTAGCGGGCATTAATAATGGAATGAATACAAACAAACCGGGTCCGGCAGCACAAGTAGATTCTCCACTATAAGGAATAACAATGAAAACTCTATTAGCAATAATTATATTAGGCATAACAGCTTCTGTCAATGCTGCTGAAATAAAACAAGTATGTACTCCAGTTAAAGACAAATCTGGGCATGTTGTATTAAATAAAGACGGAACAACTAAGCAGACTTGCCGTACTATTAAAGTACACAAGAAATATGACGGCACACCAGTACCTACCAAGGTTCCTACTAAACCTGCTGCTAAACCATATGGATTTGATCCTGCTGTTCAAAAACGTCAACGAGAGCTAATCGCTGCAGGAGCTAAGATTACAGCAGACGGTATTACTGGTCCAGCTACTCGTCGTGCCGAAGCCGAGTTTGGTAATTTAGCATCTAAAAAATAAAGGAAATTAAATGAGTCAAGGATTTGCATTCAACTTTACGCCAGAGCAACTGGCACAGATTATACCTAATAATCCATACGTAACAGACTGGTATAATGCTTTATCACGCATATTGCCTGATTATGAAATCAACACAATACCTAGAGTGGCTGCTTTTCTAGCACAATGTGCCCATGAAAGTGCTAATTTCACAGCATTAAAAGAAAACTTAAATTATACAGCAGCATCATTGACCAGAGTATGGCCTAGTCGTTTTCCGCCTGATATAGCAGAACAATATGCACATAATCCGGAACGCATAGCTAATCGTGCGTATTGTGACAGAATGGGTAACGGCCCAGAATCTAGTGGTGATGGATGGCGTTACGCAGGTAAGGGTCTTATTCAATTAACAGGCAAAGAAAATTATACACGATTTGCTGAAAGTATAGAAACTCCTGTCGAGCAATTGCCAGAATACCTAGCAACATTCGAAGGTGCTGTGCAAAGTGCTTGCTGGTTTTGGGAAACAAATAACCTCAATCAGTACGCAGATTCGGGTGACATATTGAATATGACCAAACGTATTAATGGTGGAGTAATTGGTCTTGCTGATAGAGAAAAACATTATAATCACGCATTAGAAGTTTTAGGAGCATAGTAATGATGTGGTTGTTATCTTTTATTCCGGACTTTGTTTATCACTTACTACTATTATCTAGTATACTAGCATTTGGTGCTTGTTATATTCTTAAAATGGTACCGTTTATTTCAGCAAATGTAGAAATTATTCGTGTGATCAGTGTAGTGGTGATGATATTTTCAGTTTGGATGGAAGGTGGAATTGTCAATGAAGCCAAGTGGAAAGCTCGTGTCGCTGAGCTTGAGATAAAAGTAGCAAAGGCAGAAAAAGCTGCTGCTGAAGCTAATAGTAAAATTGAAACTGTATATGTAGATCGTATTAAAGTTGTGAAAGAAGTTCAATATGTAGTTCAAAATCGTATTAACAAGAATGCTGCTAAACTTGACTTAACTTGTAAAGTTGATCCTGTGGCTATTGACATATTAAATCAAGCAGCATTAGTGGGAGTTAAGAAATGAAATCAGTTATAATTTTATCTTTATTATTGACAGGATGTGTCGCAACACCAGTAGCAAGAAATTTTCCAGATGCGCCTGTGTCATTAACAACAGCATGTGAGCAACTTACCGCTGCGCCTATAACTGATAAACTAAGTGTTTTAATATCTAGTGTAACTACAAATTATGGCAAATACCATGAATGTAGTTACAAAGTAGATGCGTGGAATAACTGGTATACAGAACAAAAGAAAATATTTGATTCAGTAAAATAAATTACAATATACCGGCTGCAGATTGGATAGACTTGATATCGTCATCTTTCTCGTAAAAACTTTTTACTGGTAAACCTGCTGCAATACGGACTTCATTCAAATCTTTATCGTGAGCTTCACGATATGCCTTAGGTGATAATGGAACAATTCGCTCAAAATCTTCTTGTGTAAATGGCACATCTTCGCCTTCATAGACTATTGTCCAATCTTTTGGTTCATATTCAGTTAGGGTAGACAAATCATCTAGTAATTGATTTACATGTGCACCTGCTGTACTACGGCGACGAATTTCAACAAACACTAGATAGCGGTTTGTTTTAATTTCACCTGGACTACGATCAGCATCAATGACAAAATCATATCCACGCTCAAACCAGTTCATTAAGTCTTTAGCAGCATCAGGATTACGAACAAAGAATGATAAAACAATGATGTCATCATCATCGCCCATTTTAGATGTAAATTCATCAACGTGAATAGTAGGCTTTAATAAGCCTTCCATGTCTTTATAACCTAAAGTTTCAAATATAAGATTAGAGTTGAGGTTGTGCTTGTACATTTTCTATGCCACTTGGTTGGTCAGTTGGAGGTGTTTCCGCGTTTTGATCAGCGCCAGATTGAATTTCAGATTCATCTTGGTCTTGATAATATTCTTTGTCTAATTCATCTAATTCAAGTTCTTGTTCTTCTAGCTCAACACTGCCTGTGCGAATATCGCTCATCAATGCTTTAGGCATGGTAATTTCCACTAGCCAAATCTTTTTCTCAATGATTCTAGCTATCTTGGTGCCGGGACGATAATCTTTAGGATCCTCAATTTTAAGAGGAATTTTCATGTTAGTACGTTTGTACTTTACTTCGCAGTCAAATGGCAGTAATCTACGACCACCGCGTGGGTCTGGCATTAAGTTTTCTGGCCAAAGAAATATACAAGAAACCTTATATTTTGTGACAGTGGGCCCTTGGACAAGTTCACCTAATTCCCAGTTTTTAAATGCGTATATATCCATGGAATCCAAAACACGCTCAAAATCAAGCAATGTTAGTAAGGTTCCTTCGGACATATAGATGTCCTTGATGTTTTTAGCGACCTGCCAATAATCGCTATGATCTTTGAATATTTCTGAGTCGAATGCTTTATTTGCCATAGTAATGTATTTAGTACAAATCTTAATATGACATAAAATTGAAAAATTGAAAAATATGAGGCCTAGAGAAATATTTATGATTTCTGGCAAATATTATAGTACTCATACAATAAACAATTTGTATATTGTAAATATTATAGACAGCAAGGCGCTGTTAGCAGTAATCTAACTTCTACAAGAGGCTTTATGAGTAGACACAGAGCAGTAAAATCACAACGCCGTGATACGGTATTTCAAGAAAACACAATAAATTTCACTCAAACAAAACCAGTAAAACAACGTTCCATTGATATAGTGCCTAGAACACGAAATCAAGAGCGGTTGGTATTGGCATTGCAAGATGAAAGCCAACATATTGTAATCACAGCAGGCCCAGCTGGCACAGGTAAAACTTATCTGGCCATGCTAGCAGCTGTCAAGGCATTTCGTGAAGGAGAGGTTGATCGCATTATATTAACACGACCAGCAGTTGGCGTGGAGGACGAAAAGCATGGATTTCTTCCTGGAGATTTAAACCAAAAGATGGATCCATGGGTAAGACCACTAACTGATATTCTTCGTGAATATTATAGACAGCAAGATATTGCTGGTATGTTAGAGGATCAAAAAATAGAAATAGCACCGCTGGCGTTTATGAGGGGAAGAACCTTCAAGAACGCATACATTATAGCTGACGAGATGCAGAATAGCTCACCTGCTCAAATGAAGATGTTATTAACTCGTATCGGTGAAGGCAGCAAGATAGTTATCACTGGTGATATAGAACAAAACGACCACAAAAAAGGAATCAACGGCCTGGCAGATGTCTGCGAAAGAGCGTTGAAAGGAGGTGTTAAAGGAATAGCTGTTTGTGGAATGGATAATCGTGATATACAACGTCACGCCATTATTAGTCATGTATTAAAAATGTACGCTGACTAAATAAAGATGTCCCTCGCGGTGAACCAACACCCAGGGACTCTAACGCTTTGGAGAGCATTCAGCATGAATATTTATACGATATATAGAGCTACTAATACTATCACTGGCAAAGTCTATATTGGGTTTACTTCAAGAAAATTAAAAACACGAATTTCGTCGCATAAACATAGGTGCTTTACTGATGAATGTAAGAATAAATTTTATGATGCGATTCGTAGTTATGGCTGGGATAAATTTGTCTGGGATGAAATCTATCTTGCCAAAGAATCAGTTAAAGCTAATCAGTCTCACACACTAACTGTAATGGAAGATTTTTTCATTGGCGAATACGACTCTCTTACAAATGGGTATAATACATCGTCAGGTGGTGGTTTATTTCCAGACACTAAGGGTGCTAATAATCCTATGTTTAATAAAAAACACTCAGAAAAATCAAAAGAACTAATAAGAAAAAATACTATTGGTAAAAGAAGCGGGGCAAATAATGGAATGTATGGTGTAACGAGAACTAAAGAATGGCTTATTGAAAATCAAAATGGAGATAAACATCCAATGTGGGGTAAAAAACACAATCCAGCATCTTTAGATAGTATTCGTGGACCGGATATAGAATGTAAGCATTGTGGCAAGATATCCAATCGTGCCAACTTCTATCGCTGGCACGGTGATAAATGTAAACACCTTTATTCCGACTGATCGGTAATATGGTCAAATATTGATTTCCAGTTTTTTAAGATAGTAATTTCTGGATGATACTCGTACATATTATGACCATGTTCTAACACGATACAACTGAGGCCGGCTTTATAGCCGGCTTCAGCATTGGCCCACTTATCTTCAATCCAGTAATATCTGGAATCTTTATATTCTGCCAATACTTCATCTTTATCAGCACCAGTATCTAAACATACAATACGCTCAAATGCGGTAGGACCAAATAACTTATGAAGATTCATTTCCCGTAGTTTTTGAGCATTGGAATCTAAACTTAACGAAGTGATAGCATGAAACTTATAACCAAATTCTTCATGAAGTCGTTTGAGGTAATACATAGCATCACGCATAGGAGGTAGAAATCCAATAGCGGCACTTTCATTGAAGATGCGTATTAGTTTAACTACCTGATCTCGTGGAATACCGTAGCGAGCAGACATGTCATAGTTTAGTTTGGAACCGGGAACTTCTTCAAATCCATGTTGTTGCATCCAAACATTGAATGCCCACTCCCAATCTAAACATACTCCGTCACAATCAGTTAGGATTATTTTCTGTTTCGGTAGATACTTCATTTTGAATCTCTTCTATAGTTTGATAGGCTGCTTCTAGCAGGTCAATGTATTTTGGGTAAAACTCGTAATAAAAATCTCTAATTCTATCCCAATTCTTTTCAGCTAGAGTGCCACTAAAGCTGGCTTTAACAATTTTCTTTTCTTTAAAGTCAAGAATTACGCTGGCAGTAGCCAGATCTTTTCGTTTAAGTGATGTTGTAATGGTTGTTGCTTCATCAACCTGACCATCAGGTTTCTTAATATATGTAATTAACAGGTATCTCATAGTTGTCCTAATTCAGCAAAAGCAGCACTTAAATTAATTTCTTGATCTGCGACTAGCGCAGAAGTTGCAATAGCATTACGAATAATAATAATTGCTTTGTCTTGCCCTTCTGGGGTATCACTCCATAAATCTAAATTATTATACATCCACGTAAACATGCTTTGTATATCGTCAGGAGTTACTTGACTACACATAAGTGCTCGTGCGTCATTAAACTTACCTTTTCTAAATAATGCTTCTGCGTCTAACATCCAATCTTTGCTGTCTTGTATGCTATCACTAGGAGCTACTAGCTTGCCTGTATTTGAATTTGCCTGAACCATATGGATACATTTTCGTAGATCTGGATATTTTGCATTAACAAAAATATCTAATGTATCTAGATCAAATTCTATATTCTCAGTCACTAATATTGTTGCGACTCTAGCCATGAATTCATTCTTGTCTAGTTTTTCAATATGTAATCGTCCCTGTTCACAACGACTATGAATAGCAGGCATGATTTTGTTAGGATAGTTACATGTTAAAATAAATCTAACAGTACTGACATAATCTTCCATAAGATTACGAAGTGCAGGCTGCACAGAATGAATATTCATATAGTCAGCTTCATCAATCAGTACAATTTTAAAATCACCAAATGGCATTGTACTACAAAAATTGATTAATGTGTCAACCCATTCAAATCTTCTTGCTTCTTTTGAACCGTTAGCTACAAGTATATCGTACTCATCTACTTTTAATTCTTTGATTAACAGTTTGGCTAACGTTGTTTTGCCAGTACCAGAACTACCGCTGAACAGACAATGTGGAATACTGCCTTGTTTAATCCAATGAGTTATTAGCTCACGCTGTTTATCATTGGTAAAAACATATTCGTCAAGTGTATCTGATCTATATTCATCTGCCCATGCTTGTTGCATCTATCTTTCCTTATGTAATACTAGTATTATACACTAATGATTAGTATTATACAAGAATAATGGTCAATCTTACATTTCTTTTTTATCTATATGTACGGCAGAACTAATACCTTCCACAGTAGGACATTCTTCGTCATCTGATACTAATAGAATATCTTTCGGATCAATCTTACGAATAGTTAATTTGCCTGTTTCGTCTTCAATATCTAGGCCCCTAGTCCAACGACCATGTGCTACTAATACCCAATCTCCCACATTAACATCTTTTTGGTCTGGACCAATCGCATATACACGACCCCAACGTGGGCGAATACCATTTCCCTTGCCATTGTCGTTTAATAGTACAATACCGCCTGTACTGATACGTTCATCAAATATCATATCTGATACCAGTACTGTATTTTGTAGTGCTTTAAGTTGTTGTTTTTCTACTTTATGTGGTGCGTACTGTGCTTTCATTAAATCTTTCTCACAGGTTGGGTTTGCGGTTTTTCACTGGCTGTCTTTTCTAATTCTTGTTTAACTGCTTTTGAGCGAGCAATTGCTGCTGCTAATTCATTTTCTGTTTCTTCAGTAGTAGCTGTTTTAGATGTTTGAGTATTAACTATAGCAGCTATAGGATCAACTGCAACAGGAGCTGGGGCGGCTGTGGCCATCGCAGCTTTTTCAGCTTGATGCGCTCTTGTGCTTGAATGTACTGTGCCATCAGATACGTTTGATTGCCTCTGTATACGTCTTTGTAATTGGTCATTAGCAGAATCAATTACATTACCATTGACATCAATTCTATCACCTCTGGTGTTGACTCCCATATTTCCAACTGCTCTTACATGTTCATTCTGTAAGCGCAGTGAACCAAAATCAATTGATTTTCCTTTGGCTGTTCTATAAATTTTCTGTGTCATAATATTCTCCTGAATTTATTATATTTAACGTAAAAATTCGGTGATGGATAAATTATAGAATAGAGAGTCAATTTTATGGACTCCCAATTTATATAATATATATGAAGCGGTTGAACTACCGCGACCCACTCCCCAAATAACGTGATTTTCTTTCATTACATCCACTAGATATTTCAAATATCTTAGAAGATTGAATAAGTCATGCTGTTGGTACAATAGTAATTCTTCACCACACCGCTGTAGCTCAGCGTCTGTATCACAAAGTTTCAAAATATACTCTGCTATGTCCATATCTTTATAAGATTGTGGCATATGCCAAGTTTGTTGCTTTTCATAATCCCAATTGGGAATAGAGGTAGAATCTGGGAGACATCTATATGGAATAAATGTATTAGGAAAATGTTCAACAAATCTGACTATTTTCTCAATATCAACTGTATCATCTACTAGCATGCCTTTCAATGAATCTAACTCACGCCCTTGCATAAGCAAGTTTGTGACATCATCTTGATTGAATATCATTTCGCCGTAACTATTTGTGATCATCTAATTTAAATACAACAGTGTTTTCAGATTCTGATTCCTCTTCTGTTGGCCAGTCTAAATTTAGATCACGCCAAACAGTAAGATCAGCAAGGGTAACGATTTCATCAGTATCAATCAATTCAGCATCACAATGAACTAGATCAACTGTCTTCCACCATGCTGGTACAGCTAGGTCATCGACATTTTCATGTTCACCATGTACGTAAATTAATCCTTCGCCTATGCTAGAACTTATTTCTATTTCTTCAATTAGAAGCCTTTCTTCTGTAATTGCCGACAATTTATAGTGTAACATTATACCAATTAACTGGTCAACTGGAGTATCAGGAATTGTTGTGATTTTGATTCCGGCATCAATAAATTTCTTACATCTGTCAACATCGGCAGAGTCAATAAAAACACTGCTTTCTATTTCAGTATAGATAAAGTACTTTATTCTGTCAAGAGCGATATTATTAGTAGCACCATCATTACTATTGGTTAGCATAGACAAATTAACCATATAGTTATTCATCTGTAATTCATTATTGTAAAAAATACCAGCTGTAAAAGTAATTGGAAATTTTATTCTAACGTTCATGATATGTCAATTATTCCATCAGTATCAGTGCTAGTTTGACTAGCACGAAGTTTTTCTATATACTTGTTTTGATAGGTCTCAATAGCCATTCTTAGCTGATTGCACAAGTGATGATTGCCTAGGCGCCAGGCAATACTAAGTTTTTTGTTTAGTTCAGAAATCTTAGCATTGAGTTCATCAGTGCTAAGATTATCTATGTTGGGAATAAGTGGATGTTCCATGTCTATATTATATAGAAATAAAGACAAGAATTCAAAGATTTTGGTTAGGCAAATGTACAACCATTATTGCCAATACAATACCATACAGAATTTGTATACTGTAATGTACAACCTGTGCCTCTGCTGGCTAAAGTAATAGTGCCAGAAGTACCTGGGGTAGATGCTTTCCAACCTGCGTCAGCAACCGTAACTACCATAGAAACTGATGCTGCGGTTTGAGTAAAGACCTTAATTTGTCCCTCTACTCCTGCAGCTAATGTAGCTGTGCCAGCAGTGGTAAAATAGCTAGTGGTAGTTTCTACACCGGCAGCGGCAGCAGAAGCCACGCTGTTACTACTAGCATTAAATGGTTGTAACACTTGATTTACCTGCGATAATACAATAGTTGTGCCGCCACTGCTAGTAGTAAATGTAAATCCATAAACGCCAGTTGCAGAAAACTCCATTATATTCGTATCAGGGTCTAATCCTTGCACCCCAGTTGTGTTCACACTAACAGAAGAAGGAAGTGTTAATGTATATGCTGTATTAGATACCGTTACTTGTAAATTTACAACTCCAAGCTGCCCTGAAATAGGAAAGTTAGAAAATCCTAAACTTGAACTTGCACCTAGAGTAACAGTTTGATAATGACCGGCAGTATAGTTAACGGTAAATGTTCCGCTAACTGTACCAATGCTAGCTGTTGTATAAGCAAAATTAGATACTAACGCATTAGTCAACGGTGAATTCAACATGTTATTCTGAGTTGTTAGCGCAGCTCCGCCAGTTAGCTGTGAGTTTACAATAACTTTACTTTGAAGATCTGTAATTTCCTGGGCAGCGTAGTCAAAGTTAGTTGAAGTGTTGGTAAAATTTATACGAAATCCTTCACTATTGTTGTCTTGTCCGGCTACCGGATATGCGCCATTGATGTTATTTGCGTTAATTTGTGAGGTCATGTTCTGTCGTTCCTAGTTGATATTATTTAGCTTGTTTAATAGTTATACCAATATATTTCTTTTCGGATACATTAGGTATCTATCATAAGAATTACTATTTGTATTAATGTCAGCCGGACTATTAAATGTAACGCTTCCGCCGTCAAATACAGTCTGAACACCTGAAACTACTGTAATATCCCAGTTGGCACCAGTGCCTGTGCCGATTACATTTACTCCTGCTAAGTTATCATATGAATTATCAGCTGCTAATATGCTTGCTGTACCGTAATAGAATATACCAAGTATCGCTCCAGTTTCATCTACCGTATTAACAGTAATTAATAAGTCATTTTCTGAAGTTACTCCGCCCAATGATGTGCCTAGAATCTTAATCTGATCACCCACCTCATATCCGGTTCCGGCTAATCCTATAGCAACATCATAATGGTGATTAATGTCAAATGTGACAGATTCTGGAGGACTTGGAATCCAACTTTGTGTATCGCCATCCCAGTTAACAGTCAGTGCGCTATCTATCTCATAACGATCAGCAGTAAAGTCAACCTGATTTAGCTGTATACCAAATTGTGTTTTTATATTATATTGAATCTGTCCAGATGCGCCAGGTACTGTATATGCAATAACCCAGGCAGGAGTAAATCCCAATACCTGTCCATTAGTTTGTGTAGATAACATCCATAGGGGCAACATATTACTTTCTTGTCCTACTACATCAATAACTTGATCTCGCATATTATCAAGTGAATTTGGATAAACAACATTTATAGTTTGATTTTCAATTGCATATGGTAAAACTACTTCTTTTCCTACGCTAGTTCCGCTATTATTAACCAGAGTATCTACTATATCTGAATATACAACTTCATATACTATGTTGCCAGTTATAGGATCAATTGCTTGTGCTGTTTTAATACTGCCTAATAACAAGTTTTTCCAATAATGGTTAAGTTGTAGTGCTTCAACATAGGTATCTATGCTGTCTGCATTTAATCCATAAGCATGATAATATACTACATTTCTACTTAATCCAAAGTTTGGATCGTCAGCACGATATAGCAATGACGGAGTAAAAATATTTACATTTTGTAGGAAGTTAGTAATTAACTGCCTATCATTCACAGGAGGCATGCATTCAATGTATAAATTCTGATATGGTTTATCATATACTTTTAATACGTTAATAGTAAATGTCTTATTAACACTAATATAACCATTTCTACTGTATGCATTTACAGTAAATGTATAATCTAAGTCAAATGTAGTAGTACCACGATCAAATGTAGTTGTGCCGGTATCTAGTGCAAATGTATTAAAGCTTACACGTCCAACAATAAGGCCTGTTGATAATAATGTCAATCCTTGCGGCAATCTTGAATCACTTCCAGATACTAAGCGATATTGTAATGGCAATCCAAGAGTATTAGATGCCTCAACATAAAACATACTAGTAGACCCATTACTAATACTGCCAAGCTCAGATGAAGTAAGCCATGTAATATCGGTTGTTAACGGACCAGTTACATTTAAACTATAATTGTAAGCAGTACTAATAACTGATGGTGTATTTGTTATAAATGCTGTGACACTAAAATTATAAGTTACTTCTGTTAATCCTACTGTAGGAAGATATCCTGTTAACCATCCTGTAGTAGAATCAAGTGTAAGCCCAGATGGTATTCCGGTGCCAGTAAATCCAATCGTATCTCCTGCAATATTTTTTGCTAAGAATTGATACGCAAAGAATGTGTTATTAGGTTCAGTTCCAATACTGCCTTGTGGGTTTGTTATCACAGGCACGTTAGCAGTGGATATACTAGCAGTTAAGTAAGTATCATCTGCGGTAATTAAGGTAGTTGAAGCATTGAATGTCTGTGTGCTCCATACATAAAGACTAAATGTCCGTAGAGCAGAAGTACGACCGTTGGTAACTCGCAATGTGAACTCATAGTTTGCGTTTTGTGTATCAACATCAAAATCAAATGGATAAGAACTAAATCCCTGCCCATTAACACTAAATCCGGGGGTAGCTGATATATCAGGATTTAGTTCAACATATCCTGATATTAATCCTGTACTGCTTATAGATAACCCGGGTGGTAGCTGTCCGGAGTATAAACTAATAGCAGGAGGTATTCCACTTGTATTATCGTTTGTATACTCAAGTTGTATTCCTGGTTGTAATAATTCGCCAACAAATAATTGTTCTATTTCACCAGGTGGAGTAATCCAGCTAGGTAAATTTTGACCAGCAACTGTTATTGTAAATGTTCTGTCAGCTAGTCTATTGATAACTGTGACCGATCCAACAATTTTTGTTGTATATGCACGAATAGCAAATTTGCTAGTTACATTAACTCCGGTCACTATTGCAGTATCTTCGACTGCGACTACATTATCTGGTACACCTTGAATAACTCCGTCTGCAGTACATTCTATGCCCGATGGCAATGATCCGGCAACAGCAGTAAAGTATACAGAAGATGGAATTGTAGAAATAGTACCATCGCCATTCCATGTACCAGTAGCGGAGCTAGTATAGGTAACTTGAGTTTTAGTACAATTAATCACAATAAATGTGCCATTGTAATTAGAAGGCGTGACTCCTGCGACAACAATTGAATCACCCGGTTGAAAAGTAGCAGTAGGTTGAGTGTAAAATGTAGCTGTTACTTTAGAACCATTTCCGCTAATACTGTTAATTTTAATAGTAACAGTATCTACCACCTCCAACGGTACTTGATAGAATGTACCTTCTGGTACAACACCTAAACTACCTGAAGGAGTAATCCAAACGGGCTGTGCTGTCATGAGTTATTCCATTACTGGTATGTAGACACACTTAGACTTACCCAAGTTACGGTGTTGGTTGCATCTGCTTGATATGCTTGTATTTTTTTCAATGTTGAATTATAAATCATATCTCCTTCTACAGCTGATAACGCATCTCGTTGTGATGAAGTAAAACTAGGCAGTCTAAATGTACCAGTTGAAGTTACTACTCCGGATGCTACTACGTTTCCACTAACACT